CCCAGCACTTTAGACCCAAATCATCTAATATGTCGTCTAGGGTCACTTTAGCGTCCGCTGTAATCTGTAACGACCATTCTAGCTTTGATTTATATTTTGAAGAGGTGACATCCAAAACTTGGAAGTCTTCCTTTTCGGTCACCACAGAAATTGAAGGTAGCTCTTGCTTAAAGTAAGATTCACTTCTGTTTTCAAATTTAGAAACCCCATTTAATGGAGTGTAAGAATTAAGGATTGCCACGATGGCTTCACGAATCTGCTTTCGCTTGGTCATGGCTTCTCCTTAAGAATCACAGTGCTTCCACCATGATTGTCTGGCTTAATTTCACGTATTTTGTAAACCGTGCTACTGCCAAGCTCTCTAAACTCACCGTCTTTTGATGGAATAAAGTCACACTCAAGCGAGAGGACCTCAGTTTGAACACCAAGGTCCTCCACATAGCGACGGTCGAATATAACTTTTTTAGTAACCCACGAAGATGAAGGACTAGCCCTGTATTCCCAATCCTCTTGGAAAGCTGAGAACAAAGACCAGTCCAGTTTCATGTTGAGTCACCTATGGATTAGGCTAAGTCGATTCTAACAAGACCTTTAGTGGTTACAGCTTTAGTAGCGTTGGGGCACTCAAACTTAACAAGGTAGTTTGAGGACTTGAAATCAGTGTCCACGCTGATTTGTCCTTCCTCACCTACACCATCAAGAACACCAACAACTAAAGAAGTCCACTCCGCAGGGTCAGCTACACAGTAGATTTTCTTGTTTGGGATTGAAGAGTGAGTGAGAACCTCGACGTTTCCTGCCCAAGGGTTAACGCTTGAGCTAGAGTCAGGCTGGATAGAAGAAGCAAGCTTCATAGCGTCCAGGTATTGCTGGGGGTTAACTACCAGATACTTGATTCTTAATCCCAGAGGCTCACCAGAATCATCAGCAAAAGCCATCATCTTCTCTTCAGCCTCAGCTAACTCAGCCATACCTAAAGAGGTGCTAGTAGATGTCACAGTATTAGCCGCAGTATAGTTACCAGCTGCGGTTAATTCTGCGATAACTCTTGATTCAATGTCTCGTTTTCCAGCATCTGCGAAGTAGCGGGGAAGCTGCTTCAGGATGCTGAGGTCATCGTTTATCAATGCTTTCTGGCTGATTTCAACGATTCTTCCACGCTCCTCAAGCTGAATGTTTGCTCCAGAATCAGCTAGAGTTTGGCTTGAGTAAGCTCCACCTTCGGTTTTTGAGGAGAGAACTACTGCACCGAGGTGAGGAATCGTAGCCTGCTTAAAATCAGGAAGGTCCATGACACGAGCAATCTTTTCATATACAAAAGGAGCTCGCTTGCCAGGCTGGTTGGCGATAGCCTTAAATCCAACGTTAGCCAAGAGCTCTGGAAGGTCTGAAGTCAAAGTTAAACGTTTGATGTAGGCTGCATCTGACTCACCTGGGTTCTTGGGGAACTCACGCTGAGCTGCTTGCAAGAAAGTCAAGTTCTCTACTTTCTTGTTTTGAAGCACACGGGCTTCAAGGTATTCTTGAAGGAATCTTTTTTGGTCCATTGTTTTCTCCTGTTCTTGTTGTTTGTTGTTATTTGTTGTTAACTCCAAAAGTCTCTTACTTGCTTCTTCAATGGATGAACTCTCAAGTAACTGTGTCTTAACCTCATCAGTTACTTGTTGGGATGCCACCCACTCCTCAAGCTCACGCTTTTGTAGTAACTCGTCTTTGACTACAAGTGCTTCGTGTGTCTCAAGCTCGGAATTTTCTGACCGAGATTGGACAACCTGAGCATTTGGGTCAAATGGAATAGCTACAAGCGAAATCTCGAGGGGCTCCCATCGAGTCGCAAGGTAAGTAGGAAAGTCTGTTTTGGATTCGATTTCTTTATATTCATGAACTAAATAGCCTACCGAGATGTTTCTTAAGACACCTGCCTCTATGTCTTGGATAAATCCTTGTGAATAAGACCGAGTAGAAAAAGTAACTTCTGCCATGAGTTTTCCGTCCTCAATCCATGACCGGGTAACAGAACCAATAACATTATCCACTGATGAGGCGTCATGGTCCTTGAGGAAGGGGACTGAGCCTGAATTGAGCCTAGAAAAGTCAATAGCTCGCTCTGAAATCTCCAGTTCTTCATAATAAGCAGAACCAAAGCCTTTACGTAAGCCTTTATAGCCAGTAGAGGCTACTACTGTGATTTTCTTTGGTCCTTCAGATGATTCTTCTTGGGCTCGGGTTACAATCTCACCCATAAGCCAGTGTTTTCTGACTTTTAATTTTTCCATAGTTGGCTCCTGTTTAATTGGCTAATTAGGAAGAGGTGGGAAAATTATTTATGGTGATGGTGAAGGTATTGTTTTAACTTGTCCAATAAGTTGATTCCCGTGATAGACTCAAAGTTCTCCAGAAATGACTTAAATTCTGTCACACCAATAACAAGGACAATGGCCTTCACCACTGGCACGACCTCGAGAAGCACAAATTTCTCCATCAAAAAACCAAGGACTATGGCTAGGTTGTAAATAAATAATTTAGAAATAGTCCTTGAAAATCCTTGGGAAGTGATTTTTTCCCCTCTTTTGTGTGCGGCCAAAATTCCTGTTATGGTGTCTGAAAAAATAAGCAGAGAAACTACTACTACTAAGGGGTGAATTGTTGCAAAAACTGCAACAACTGAAATTAGAATCTCGTATAAATGCTTTGTTACCCATTCTTTCATATCATTTCTCCTTGCTTTGTTTGATTTGAAGTTGGCCAGCGGCAGAGACTTGCCTTGAATCTGTGTCTAAAATGACTCCGTGTTGGTCCAATAGCTTGTTTTCTTGCTCTTTTTCCTTTAGGAACTTCTCAAAGTCTGTTCCGTAAAGCTCTTGTTGGGCCTGTTTAAGGGTAATAAACCCACCACGAACCAGTTTCATATAGTATTCGACCTCTTCCTTGGGATGAGCTAGTGGTATAGCTGGAGGAGTAAAGGTTACGGGTTGAGATTGGGGGCGAATTCCTTTGGTAAGGAGATATAGTTCAAATAGGTTTGTGATTTGGTCAAAAAATGGCATGAGTAAACCGTATTGCCAAGATTCGTAGTTGCGCTTTTCGATAATATGAGCCGCACGTGAGCTGGAGTAATTGTTGTTTGACCAGTCTCCAGTGAGGGATTCATAAGACACTGAAACTGCGGCGGCCACTTCCCTAAGTGTTGTCTCCACTAGCTTTTGGTATTCAGCAGATGCTGTTGGGACTTGAAGCATCTCGATTTTCTCTCCTGGAGCAAGCTTTGAGAATGTTCCAGGCGACAAGTTGAAGTCGAAGTCGTCTTCTGGAGTAAGAGAGAGAGACTCTGAGCGGTAGACAACGCCGGTTAGGGACGCTGATAATTTATGGCGGACAAGCATGGTGTAGTTAAGCTCGTCGAGGAACTTTATGGAATGAACAGCTGGAGTTAGGATTGAGATGCCACGGACTTGTTCTGGCAGCGTCTTACGGAAAACATGAATGACCTGCTCAGCTTTAACCTCTCTTTCACCATCGCTTGAGACAAGAATGTAGCCAATTATATTTCCTGACTTATCGAACCTAATACCGTTAATTATGTTCCCTGTAGTGTCGTTCTGAGTCGAGACTGAGGATGGGTGGATGCGAGTCAGGCTTACTGTATAGTCCTTGTTTGTTTGCTTCAGGAAGAAAGCCTCACCGTATATGACTAGGTCTGAGATGAGGTCTTTTTGGAGCTGGAAGAAGCCTTGTCTGTATAAGTTGCGCTTGAAGTGAGTCCAGTTTTTGGGGTGTTGAGTAGATTCTCCCCACCCGTAGGCTATGAGATTGTTCGAATAAAGCGAGATGATTTTTGAAACCCACGGCGAGTTGCGGACTAGGTCCTCAGCTGCGAAGTGAAGTCTGTTCTTTTGACGGGAGAAGACCTCGGACTCGTTCCTGCGGGCGTGGGCTAAAGAGGAGTGGGTATATTGTTTGGCTGCATCATAGTTGCGAAGAAACATCATCCTAGTCTGGTAACGTTCAATGGCCTTTTTGGGGGAGAAAATAGCGATGAACTGTTCAATAAGATTGAGTTTTGGTTTGTTCATGGTTACTTCTTAGACCAAGTAGGTTGGAAGGTGAGAGATTCTTTTGGCGTGGTTGGATTAAGCTGAGCTTCGATTTCTTTGATGAGTTGAGCGATTTCAGAAAGGCTACGGTATTCTACCTCCCTATCACCTATGCGGACTCTGGTAGCTCCAGTAAGTAGGGATTTTTTAAGGTTCTCGAGGTCCTCGAGAGTGAAGGTCAAAGCCATAACGTCTCCGAAATAAAACCGCATAAAGGGGCATGGTTAGCCCCCGAGCCTATGTAGATAAAGCGGTTTGCTCTAGTTACTGGGAAATCAGGAAGGGGTGGGTAAATTAGCGTTTTAAGAAGGGGTTTTTCCAGAGGGAGAATTGGTTATTGGAGAGTTGAGTAGGTTTGGGTTTATTTTGTGGATTAAGCTGAGACTGGGTGGTGTTACTTACTGTTTTTACTCCGCTTTGACTTGCTTTTTCCAGAAACTCTTTTATCCCCTGTAGTTTTAAGTTTTGTTTATTGAAAACTCCTAACATAACCAACGCAGCATAAGCGTAATTGAGTGTATCCCAAGGTTCATTTTTTGGATAAATCTTGACCCACTGCCATTTATTTTTGTTTTTGATGTAACGGAATTCTTCTGAGAGAAGCCCTTGGAAAAAGTCAGCAGTAAGAGGGGCAGCTTCGTTTTCATGAAATAAAATCTGGTCCTTTTGTAACATTTCATGGATTTGAGGCTTGAAAAAATGGGTGTTATGCAACCAAAGAACATGACGGTAAGGTGTTCCGTATGACGGAAGGTCGTGACTAAACTTGAAACCTACGTCCATCCTTTCTACCCCTTTTATGGCTCTAACTAAGTTACTAGGAAACCGTGAAACGAATCTGTAAACATGGTCTGTGTTAAATCCAGCATCTATTAAAGTGAGGTTTACGTTGTATTTTTGAAGGATTGGGAGGGTTTCTTCTAGGGAGTGAAGAGAGAAGTATTCAGCTACAACCAATTTATTTAAGTTTGGTGAATAACCTAAAATAGTCCCCTCTACTCTGTTGCCTTGTATGTCTATTCCTGCCGTCCAAACAGTGAATGGCTCAAGATTGATTGGGGTTACTTTTCGCATAAACACTTCATAATCCATCGAGGGTCTTTCTTGTTGTTTCCAAGGAAGGCCAAGTTTTAGGTTGATGAATGTTTGCAATGTGGCTGGATTTTCTTTCGATGAAAGAAATTCGGCCATGAGGGATGAGAGGGATACAAAAGGAGAATAAACAGCAGAAGCCCAGAAAGAACGATGAATGAGTTGTTTAGGCGTTAATTCGTTGGACGGTTTGTTGTATTTTTCGGAGAACCAGAAACCTGTTTTGATTAACGGTATTCTGTCTTGTTCAAAGTATTTTATTTTGCACTTTGGGCATTCGATGTGGGTCGTTGACAAGTCTTCTCTTGATTCAAAACGAACATAATGAAAATCTAATTTGAAATGATGGTTACAATTATGGCAAACCACATTCCAAACCTCTTGTGTTCCTTGGAGATAATAGGAATGAATTTTAGATTCCCCTTCAATGGTAGGAGTAGAGGTAAGTAGTATTTTTCTATTAAAAAAGTTTGAGGCTCTTTGTATGGCTAATTTTACAGGACATCCTTCTGGGGTATTTGGCATACGGTCAATTTCGTCCAGGAATACGATGCGTTTAGGACGAGATGAAAGTTCTGAGGGGGATTGGGATGAGGCCAAGTCAAGAGTTGAGGCAAGGGATTCAATATGAGTTAAGCTGCTTGTCCCATGCTGGGTATTGGCTATTCCGTCTAATTGATTCCACAAGCGTTCTTTAGCGAAGGATTGGGTTAGGTTTTCGTTAGGTAACACGAATAAAAGCGATGAAGAGGTTTCTTTTAGGTAGTAAAGAAGTGAGTTTATTGTTACTTCCGTTTTACCGAATTGAGAGGCTACCATAAGGGTTGTTATTTGTGTTGGCGAATGGGGGGACAGGGATTCCATTGGAGCTAGTAGGAGAGGGTTGAAGTCGTTTGACCAACGGCCTGGAATGGGAGAAGAAGGTGGTAAGATTCTATTTTGTTCTGCCCACTCAGGAATAGACAAATATGGTTTGGGTGTGAATATAGCCTGCTGGAGGTCGTTTATTAGACGTTTTAACGGAATGGATGAAGGAGTGAGGTTTTTCATGTTATTAAGGAAGGAAAACAAGTCCCATTAAGTAATCGTCTTTTGTAATAAAAGCTTTATTCGTCGTCATTTTCTGTCTCTACCTGAAATAAAGGCTTAGAAAGTTCTTCGTTAATTTTTTTTGTTTGCTCTTCCATGATGGAGTTTACTTTAGGTAACAGTTCAGGGGGTAACTCAGATTTGAGGGAGTGGACAACCAAGGAAGGAAAGGAGTCTATGGTTTGCTTAATAAACAAAAATAGTTGACGAATAGTTGGTTCAATTTCTGAAACAGGGACTAATTTATTCCGTTGCTGTTGTAACTTAAACTCCAATTCCTGAGCTTTTAATTCCTGCAGGTAGCGTTTAAGGTCTTCCTTTGATTCTTTGTTTTTGAATGATTCAAGGGCATAGATGGCTTTGAGAGCTGCCTTGACTTCGTATAAAACCCCGCCGTTATGGTCCATGCCCACTGACTGACATGAGGCTTTCTGTAGGCGGTCGCGGATTGTTTTTGTCGTATAGCCAGTTAAAGCGGCTAATTGGCTAATGTTTAGCGTTTGAGGAGCAACCCATGGCTTTGGCTTATGGTTGGCTGCTAGTTCTTGGTGGTTATTGATTTGTTCCATTTTGCCTCCGTTTTATAGATTTCAACCAATCCGAAAAATCGTCTTGGTCTTTGGCGATTAAGACAGA